ATTTTTGTTTTAGTTCTTCAGATAAAAACATTTAATAACTCCTTGTTTTAAATTTAATTGTGGTATATTTATTTTGCCACAGATTTTGAGATTGAATTAACAGCGGCATTAATTAGAGGATCAGAGGATGCGTTTGTTGGCTTATCTTCTGGAACTTCTACGCCTTCTTCTAGAACAGATTTTTCAGCAGCCTTAACACCAGAAGGGGTATAAGCCTCTTTTAATGTGCTAAGTTTATCTGCGAATTCTTCTTCGGAAGTGAACTCGACACTCTCTGCGAGTGATTTAAGTTTTTCTACCTGAGTCTGTGTTAGACCTTCGCAAACTGTTTGCAAGGCCTGGATTCTCTTATGTTCATTGATTTCTTTTTTGAATTCAATAGAACGAGAAATTTCTTCGTTCAACTTGGCTTCTAGTTCTTCAACCTTGTCAGCCATTTCTTGAACAACATCAACTTTTTCTTCTGGAATGTCGATGTAGTGTTCTGCGAATAAATTCTTTAAACCACCAATAAAGTCTTCTACGATTTCGGCACGTAGACCAGACTCGATAGCTAGTTCATTTTCTTTCATCCATTCTTCTACCATATAGTTTAGGTAGTCATCGATCTTAGCGGCAAAGTCTTCTTTGAGTTCTTCAACTGCTTGTTCGAATTGTTCGTGAAGTTGTGCTTCTACTTCTTCCGCAAGTTCTTCTACACGTGACATAACTGCCGCTTCGAAAATTGTAGTAGCTTTTGAAACGAATTCTTCTGATAGGTCTTCGCCTTGGAGCATAGCATCAATGTCTTCTTTTAGACCTTTTTTAGCCATCATTTTTTTCATCATTGCTTTGTCCTGTTTAGCGTCTTCATGGCCTTCTTCTTCACCCATTGTATGTTGACCAGAAGGTTTTAATCCTGCCGTTCTATTTTTTAGTTCAGCTTGATTGCTTGCTCTACCTGCAAGGTCATTTCGTTTATTTGCTTTTGCTTCATCTCCATCACGGCTTGCATCGGAGGCAGCGCGGACTGCGGCACCACGCACTCTATTTAAAGTATTGACCGACAATTCATCTAATGTTTCAATATCTTCTTCGATTACGTTACCGTCTTCGTCAACTTCTTCGTTTTGGCCAGCGTAAGATTGGAATGTAGCACCATTGTTCTTAGCAAACATTTGCTTAGACTTAACACCAGATTTACGGTCACGAATAGTTTCGACAGTATCGTCTGCACCTTGTGTTGTAGCCATACCAGCTTCGCCAGCATCGGCAGCTTTTTCTTGACCAGGTTGCTTTGAAAACATTTTCTTAGGTTCAGAACCAACTGGTGGTGTTGCTCCTGGTGGTGTTGCAGTTGGTACGCCTTTAGTGTAATCTGGTAATGCATCTTCTGAGGAATCAGGTGAATCACCAATTTTACCTACGTCTTTTTGACCGGCAACAACTGAAGCAGGTAGTCTTGAAGGACCATCTGTACGCTTTGACATAGCACCGGAAACACTCTTACTTAGAATATCAGCGGCAGCTTCAGATAAATTAAATTTCTTAACCATTTAAAACTCTCCTTGGTTTGTATGTGGATATTTATAATATTACAATTTTTTAAGAAAGGATTCGAAGATTTGCAAACTTACTTGTTCTATTTCTTTTCGTGAAGCCTTACGAACTTGTTGTATTGCTTCTTCAAGATGAACTTCGGTCCACGCACCATCTACTAACATCCATTCTTTGCCTTCCATAATTCCCTGTACAAATGCACCAGGTGCAGAAGGATCGGCCACAATATCTGCCGCTGTGGCTAGATAGAAATCGGGTTGTACAACGTTCACACCGTTGACCATTTTTAGAGAACCCATACCTCTGGACGACACACCTAATTGTGCGCCACCTTCAATAAGACTTCTTGCAATGTTACCCATGGGTGTATCAAGTATCTTTGCTTTACCAATCCACTGGTTTCCATCTTCACGGAGACCAACAATCATGTGAGACACACGATCCAAATTGATTGTTGGAGAATCAGGATGTCCTAATTCACCAAAAGCACGATTCTTATTGATATAATCTTCGGAGTATCTATGTACTTCTTTTCTAAGAGTATTGAATTCATAGATACGTCCGTTTTTGTTTTTCTTTTCGGCAACAAGGAACGGACCTTCAATATGAAGGACCTTTTTACCATCAGCATCTTCGGTTATATAATTAACCGTTTCGGTAATTTCTTTAATAAGTTTCATCTTATACCCATTGCCTTTCGTTTTCGTAACGATATTTTTCTTTTCCGCAAGATAACATTTCTCTTACTTCTAAGTTTAACTTTTGCTCTACGAGCCCCCATCTTACGATGGCGGCGTTCTTGTGAAGACATCCTAACAAGTCTACCTCCACGTATTGTATAACCAGAAACAGTTGAGAATTTTTTTCTCCTCTGTACTTTACCGGCACGTATTCTTACACGCACCAGTTTTGTTCTTCCCATTTTCTGAATGTTGGCCTCTGTTAGACCTAACTTTTCTGATTCTTCTTTAACTATTCGTTGTTTAATTATTTCTAATTTTTGTTCGAATAGTTCCTTAATTCTTTCGTCTATTAACTTTTTGGCTTCCGTCAGGTCACCAGAAAGAAAACAATTAACCAGTGACATTATGGTCTCAAACCATAACTACCGTAGTTAAATGCCGCAGGATCATTAAATTGACCGCGTGAATAATGTGCATTGTCTTTACGCACTTCAACGATAACTGTGTAGACACTGTTTGCTGCCATACCACGTGTAACAATACCAATGTCTCCAAAAGAATTTGCTGTACCTCTAGAATCATTTGAAATTGTTACCCAATTACCCATGCCGTCATACTCACCGTTACCATTCATATGAAGTATGTATCTTACCGTATCGGCATCCCAGAAAAGTGAGACTTCACCCAATCCGTCTGCACAATCATACCAAATTCTGCTTACAGATAAATTGTAATATGACAATGCTGTATTTGCAATATATCCGGCTGCATTTACTACAGGATATCCATTGGTCGATAATGCACCATATAGTGTGTTTGCTTTAATACGGAAGTGGTCATTTTCTTGACCGGCAGTTCCGTCGAAATAACCAGTTAATTTAATAACAGCATGTTCTGTTGTATCTTTAAGAACTTGATATTGTAGTGTATTCGCCATTTTTATTCCTTAGAAAACTTTGCGATAGTTTGAAAATGTTTTGCTGAAGCCTCAAGCATATCTAACATTTTTGCTTTATTCGCTTCGTTGATTTTTTTATATAAATCCATCATATGTTTTGCCATCTGTGGAGTTACTTCTGAAGTAGAACCATCAAGATGTTCTACCACAAGATTCTGTTTGCTTTCATTAACTTGCTTGACTTTATCAAACACAGTTTCTTCTGTAGCAGATGACCATTGCATATCTTCATATGGAACGGTAACATATTTATTAATTTTATCCACATAATAAAGAGCAACACGTTGTCCATTTGGAAACTGGCGAACAGATTTTCTACGCATAATCAACATTGCAGGTGGATCAAGTTCTCTTGACTGTGACGTTTTACCTTCCATCATTGGATTCGAAGTTGCCACTAATGCACAGTTATCCTTTAGTTTAGATAAAACCGGATCATGTGCATTTATTTCTTGTCCTGCCGCATGTAATCTTTGAATATCATTAAACTTTTCTATAACTGGAGCAAGATATTCTGGATGATGTGCATGAAACAAAATGTGTGCCGCATAATCACCAAGGTCTACAACTCCACGTTTTTGAATATCTAAGTGGTGATGCAATTCTGTAGGTGACAGTACACCATCTCCGTTTTCATCAGGAGAACCTTCTTCTTTAATTTCTTTATGAAGAAAATCTTTTAGACTTTTCATTATTTTTGTTCTAGTGAGTCGTATTGATTTACTAAATTTTGTGCTAATTGTTGTTTACGTTGTTCAATTGCATCAAAGATTTTATCATTGATTTCGTTGTACAAAGCATCGCGCATTTTTACGGCATCGTCTTGAAATGCATAATCAACTACTGTTCTAATATTTTCCATTTTATTTCTCCATTAAACAAAAATTATTTATAATACTCTTTGAAGCATACGCATCGAAGGAGTGTATTCATTATTCAAACTAAGATCACCTTTAACAGGTGCGCTATCTGGTGCAGGAGCAGGTGCTCCACCAGCATCACCGCCAGCAGGTGCACCACCAGGTGCGCCACCAGCACCATCAGGATTCATCAACTCTTGTTGACCCTGTTGTGCAATCTGCATTGGATCCATAATCAGACCGGCTTTCTTTTCAGCATTAATCTGCTTACGCATATCTTTCATATCATCATCGGATAAACGGAGTACATTACGTTGAATCCATTCCATAGAATAGTAACGACCAACATAAGGATCAACTGAACCTAATAGAGACAGACGTTCACGTACCAATTCTGCTTCCGAAAGTTCGGCAAAATTATTGTCTTTTAAGAAGTCAAAATAAATGTATTCTTTGAATTCATTGTATTCATCATCAGTACAAATACCTTTTAGAACACACTGTACACGGAGTGCTTGTGAGAAGATTTCAGAGAACTTTAAACGTTGGCGATCAACAAATTTAGAGAACTTAACTTCATCACGGGTGATCTCACCAACACGACCTAAAGAGAATCCAGACTGGTTTGGGTCAAGTCTAGACACAGGTACGTTGAGTGACTTGTATAGTTTCTTTTCGAAATACTTAACGTCTTCCAGTTCACCAAGGTTTTGGCCACCTGGTAGTGTAGTAATTTCTGTACCTTTTCCACCTTCACGGCGAGGTAACCAGAAGTCTTCCATCATTGAAAGATGTTTACGATCATCACGTACTTCACCGGTCTGTGCATCATACACCAACTTGTTTTTGTACTTTACCATAATATCACGGAGGTATTGTTCCGCTTTAAGTTTTGGTAAATTGCCAACGTCAATGTAAAAAATTCTACGTTCTGGAGCACGTGAGATACGGTAAATAACCGTAGCATCTTCAATCATACGTAGTTGATTAAGCGGCTTAATTGCTTTATGTAGATAAGACAAAACAACGGCTCTACGAGAGTCCATTAATCCTGAATTAACATTGATGATTGCATCTTTGGCAATACGAACACCAACTGGTCCATAGCTAGAGGAAGAACCTGATACTACTTTATCGTTATAGATGTAGTATTCGTTAACTGTTTGAACAACATCTACAGACGTTCCGGTATCTTTATCTTTTTTGATTTCACGAATTTTGCGAATCTTTCGTGGATCAATATATCTAAGTGCTTTGATACCTTGAGTTGGATTTTGGTCATCTAAGATGATGTGATAAAAAATTCTACCATCAATATAAAATCTACGGAAAGTGTCCGTTGACATATTTTGGTAATTTAACAAGTGAAGAACATTTGTAAATTCTTCTTCGATAGCTTTTTTAATTTTTTCTGGTTGTTTTAAATCATCCATAATGATGCGTACTGATCGTCCGTTATCATTTTGAACAATTGCTTCATTAACAATATCATCGACAGCGGATTCAATTTCCGGCTGCATTGCCATTTCACGATAACGGGAGATTAGTTCAACCTCATTTTTGGCTGTACCATCTAAGTCAACATATGTGCCGTAATAAGCGGCAGAGGAAATGGTTAAAGCACCGTCTTCATTTGAAGGCGGCGCGAAAGTTTTCTGTGACTGCTGTTCTGCATCAGTCTTCTGACGAGAAATTTGAAAACCGAATAGTGATAGTGCCATGTTTTTAAATCCATTTCAAATAAACATAATGAGGGGGAAATATTCCCCCTCTACAAAATTAGGAAGTAGTATCAGACTCCCACCATTGATATGCTAGAGTTGCAGTAAATTCTTCTATAGAATCATTTGCACCCCAATCCAGGTCAATTGGTGATAGGTCAACAGGGAATGCACCAACAAATTTATAAGATTTGATGATGTTGCCTGCTTTATCATATTGGTCCACTTTTGTATCAACAGAATATGTCGATGGATTTGTAGCATTGTTATTACGCACGTTAGTACCGTGTGAGTTGATGCTATTCATCCAAGATTCAAAGGCTTTACGCACTTTGAAGTTTTCATCGTTAATAATTGTAATTGTCCAGTCAGCAAAATTTCTATTTCCAGCAAACTTTAACTCACGACCAAAGTAATATAATGGTACTGTACCAACAGTTGAACCTGGTAATTGAGCAGTCTTACACAGGAATGTTAGTGCCTTACCAGAATTTACTGCATCGGCGGTAAAAGTTGGAAAAGTCATTGTGACTTGGAACAGGTTGGGACGAGCACCATCTCCAATGAGATTTGCACGAAACTCTGTTACGTTGAAAGCCATTTGTTTCTCCTATTTCTTTTTATTTATTAAGCTCCACCAACGATTTCGGAGAACTGAACGCCAGAACGTGTGGCAATAAAGTTCAACTGAATGTAGTTGATTGAACGTGCTGGCTTAATATAAATGTCACCAACAAATCTGTTATTATCAATAACCGCTTGTGTGTTATTTGAAGAATCACAGACCACACGATAGTCATAAACACCACGGCGACCTTTAACGTCACGCAAGAATGGTTCCACTAATGCAACAAATTGTGCGCGTGTAAATTCATCGTTGAGTTCAAACAATGAGAATTTAGATGCATTTGAAATTGATTTTTCTAGTACAATAAACAAACGGCGTACATTAATTCTATTGAATGCGGATGGTTGTGTAGTAAGAGTTTTATCACCAAACAACAATGTACCTTGGCCTGGTAGGGAAACAACTGGGTTTACTGCGGCAGAATAGATTGTGTCGCGTTGTGCTTGGTTTGGATTCCAAGCTAATTTAACCACATTCTTAACTCCGCCACGTGAATAACCAGCTGGTGAGAACCATGGATCAGTTGTATCATCTGTGCGAACACATAGACCAGCCATGTCACCATTCAATGGAATCCAACGATAGATATTGTTATACTTGTCGTATTGGTATTTCCAACCAGAGTCTGCTACTGCATAACTTGTTGAAGATAGAGATGCGGCCCATGCGGTTACTGCTGTTGTTGCGGCAGATGCTGATTGACCAACAACTTGACCTTGCAAAGGAGATACGAAAGCAACACAGTCCATACGTGTTTTAGCAATGTTGGTTGCATAGTTTTGTGTTGTTGTGTCAAAACCATCACCAGTAATAATCAAAGAAATATCAACTTCATCTTTGTTAGCAAACAAATCTAAACCAGTTTGGATGTTGGCAGCTACTGCGTTAGTAGAAATACCATTAGTCATACTATATGAAACTGTACCAAATGTTGGTGTGTAAATCGTACCGGCATGTTCTGCGGCTGTTGAGTCTGTGTTAGCAGAAAAAGCGGCAGTATTGTTCAACGCATAAATGTATTTTGAATTATTGCGTAAAACTGTTTTCCAATATGCTGGAGTACCATCGTCATATTTTGCATCAGGTGCTTGTGAAACATAAGAGAAAACTTCAAGAACTGTCTCTTTTGTTCCAGAAAACAAACCGTCCTCATCAATAACTGCAATGTGAATTTGGTCGTTGGCTCCGCCGTATGATGAAACATATGGTGTTGTACTTGGAGTACCGGCAAAATTGCTTTTGTATGTCCAAGTCGAAAAACCATTTACTGCATTTGCTGTACATACAGAAACTTTGAGTGAGTTACCTAATGAACCTGCATAACGAGCACCAAAAGTGCCGTGATAGGAGTTTGCTGTAAAACCATTATCGTAACTATCTTCACTCTTTAATAGCAGTGCTGTGTTACCTGATGTTGAATTGATAGTTGATGTACCAATAGCACGAACAACCTGAAGGTTGTTACCATATGCTAAAAAGTTTGCGGCCGAAAAGAAAGAAATTCCTGTGTTAGCAGTGCCTGAATTAGACGCTACGTTAGCAGAAGGTGTTTCGAATACCGATGATAATTCACTTTCCGTTGTTATAAGGGTTCTTTTTTCTGTTGGTCCCCATTGGAAGTCACCAACAAATGCACCGGCCGTAGTTGATACCGAAGGAACGACTGTGGTTAAGTCTACCTCTGATACGCTTACGCCTGGAGAAATTTGAAATGCCATTTTGATCTCCTTGTTATTATACTGTTACTTTGGCAATAACCTATAATGTATTTATTAAATGAAGGTTTTGTAGTTATGCTCTAAAAAATGAAGACGAAATTTCAGAGTCTTCCTTATTCAGCCAAACATCACCACCCTCCACGATATACTTACTGTTGTTTCCATCATCAAAAATGCCAAAAGACGGCAATTCCTCATCGGATTGATTTAACATCTCCAACTGCATCTGTTTTCTAAGATCATGGTTAACAATCTCTTTGAAATACTGTTGAGTTGTCATCCATGCAAAGATGACGAGTGTCATAATAATGTCATCATTCGAACCTTCTTCCGCCTTAAAACTGTTTAAACTTGAAACAAACGTTGTAAGTTGAGAAATGGTATCAAAATCGTTAATAATTAATTTGTCATTTTCAATTAAAGTCTTCAGATTTGAACATCCAATTCGTTTAACTTGGGGTGACATTTTAATACCCATTTGAATACCTCTGCCGAAGCCGGTACCCATTGCTTGCGCTTTTTTATTGCCAGTTTCAATCTTTACTACGTTCTCATACTCCAGGTCTTGGTGTAAAGTGTCGGCAATCTGTGGTGTATTATTTATCTCAACCAAAACGTAGGCATCGTTGAATAGTCTGGCTGTATTATAAATTACCGTTGGAAATAAGACAGGTGAGATTGATGAAGAATTGTACTTTGCAACTTGTCTGTATGGTACTGCTGAAACGTCAAACACAGAAAACGATGATCCGTCCATGTTTCTACCTTCTGCGGGGTCGACCGTCATTGCATAGATATGATCGGCCGAACGTTCTTCATCACCTTTTATCGGATACTCATAAATGTCAAGCAACTCATGTTTAGCAATTGGTTCTTTGTACACCAATTGAGCAAGTTTAGAACCAGAGATAAGTGTATTGGTAGAACCCAAGAATTCACATTCAAACTCTTGTCTAAATTGTTCTTCCGATGTATTTTTAATTGTTTCTTCTTTCCATTTTTCATCACGACCAGGGACCATGGACCAGTGAATTTGGAATGTTTTATAACCGTTCTTCTTACCGATAGCGTCCATCCATAGTTTGTAGAATAGATTCATGCC